TTTTATCCATCTGGTTTGACAACAGACAATACAGGCAAATCAATTGTTGTTCCACCATCACACATGATGTTGAGAACACTAGCAAACAACGATAACATCGCATTCCCATGGTTCGCACCATCAGGAACAAGAAGAGGTGTTGTTGACAATGCTACATCAGTTGGTTACATTGACAGTTCGTCTGGAGAATTCGAGACAATATCTGTAACGGAGTCAGTGAGAGATTCTATGCACGAAGTTAAGATCAACCCAATTACATTCTTTGCAGGAGCAGGAATCGTAAACTTTGGTAATTTAACAAGATCATCGGCAAGTTCTGCATTAGACAGAATTAACGTTTCAAGATTAGCAGTGTATCTAAGAAATCAATTGGATGCTATTGCGAAGCCTTTCATATTTGAACCAAATGATGAATTAACAAGGAACGAGATCAAAGGCGCAGTAGAGTCATTCTTGTTAGAGCTTGTTGGACAAAGGGCGTTATTTGACTTCTTAGTAGTTTGTGACGACACTAACAACACACCTACTAGAATAGACAGGAATGAACTGTATGTGGACATAGCAATTGAACCAGTGAAATCAGTTGAATTTATCTTCATACCGTTGAGAATCAAAAACACAGGAGAAATTGCAAAGTTAGGGAACTAATTTTGAATAAATAGGAGAAACAGATGGCAATATCAACTTTATCAAAATTCACAGTACCACTAGCAAACGATCAAAGTTCAGCATCACAAGGTTTATTGATGCCAAAACTTCAGTATCGTTTTAGAGCAATCCTGGAGAACTTTGGAGTATCAACACCGAGATCAGAACTAACAAAACAAGTAATAGACATAACAAGACCTAACTTGACTTTCGACAATGTGACACTAGATGTTTACAACTCTAAAGTTTATATTGCAGGCAAACACACTTGGGATCCGATCACAATTACATTAAGAGATGATGTAAACAACTCAGTAACTAAACTTGTTGGTGAACAAATACAGAAACAGTTTGACTTCTTTGAACAGAGTTCAGCGGCATCAGGTATCGACTACAAATTTACAACTAGAATTGAAATGTTAGACGGTGGTAACGGATCAAGTGCACCTACTGTTTTAGACACATTTGAATTGTACGGTGCATACATTGAAAACGTTAACTACAACACACTAGCATACAACACTTCAGAACCAGCAACTATCACGATGTCTGTGAGATACGACAACGCGATCCAAACTCCAACAGGCACAGGAATTGGAACAGCAGTAGCTAGAACGATCGGTACATTAAGTACTGGTGGTGGACAGTAATTAAAAAATTAAGTAAGCAATTATAAGCAAAAAAGCGTCTTTATAGGCGCTTTTTTTGTGACTATAAATAACACTATGCCAAGCATAAACAACTTCCTAGAAGGCTTCCAAGACGGTTTACCCGGAATGAAGGACTATAGACACGCATCGAGATTGTACATAGACAACAATCACAAGTTGATGCCAAAACAAAAATTCCTGTTCCACGTGGTGTTCAACCTTGACGAATCATTGTTCCAGACCAAATTTTCTCAGGCAGAAAGATATGAACTGAACATGCTGGTCAAGAGTGCTGATTTGCCTAAGTACGGTCTGAACCTTGAGGAAAAAATACAGTACAACAAAAAGATGTACGCGGCTACCAGAATCCAATACGAACCGGTAAACATAACATTCCATGATGATCATGCAGACACAGTCAACGCATTCTGGAAGAAATACTACGAATACAATATAGCAGACTCTGTTGGAATGAACAGTGATCTAACAATTTCAAACACAAAGGATGATTACTATGATGGCATAGACCAAAAAAAAATAACAAAGTTTGGTCTAGACACGCCAAAAGAAAGACAGAAGCCTTACTTAAAGAGTATTGAATTATTTGTATTACATAAACAGCGTTTCACATCAATGACTTTGGTCAATCCTGTTATAGGATCATTCTCACATGACAACCTCGACCAGGCGGATGGTGCAGGCGTAATGAACAACACGATGCAGATATTTTATGAAACAGTAATCTACAAATCAGGTATAGTGAACAAGAACAACGTGCCTGGCTTTGCAACAATACACTACGACAATGAACCTAGTCCGCTTACAATTTTAGGTGGAGGCACTAATAGTATTTTTGGCCCAGGTGGTGTGGTAGATGGAGTTGGCTCTGTAATAAGAAACGTGCAGTCAGGTAATATACTTGGTGCAATACTTTCAGCTTCTAACACGTACAACAACGCTAAGAAAATTAAGAAGCGAGATGTCAAAGAAGAGCTCAAAGGCATAGCCAAGGATGGTGTTTTAGAAGTAGGCAAACAGGCAGGTACTATAACTAATCCTGTCGCACAATTTTCTGTAGGTGCGGCGGTGTTGGCCGGTGCCGCGGTAGTAGCCACGGCAAAAGGAACGGCAGATAATCAAAATCAAGCAAACAACACAGTGATAACAAATCCAGTGCAAGACACAGTGTTGTATCTCACAGCAGATGAGGCATTTAATCTAGTTTCAAACGATTCGGCGGTCAGAGACGAGATTGCCTCAGGACTGTACTACAAAGACATAGGTTCTCGTAAGGGACTGACAGTGGCTGAATCAGATGTAGAGTACACTGGTTCGTCCGACAACGTACAAACTGTGTACACAAGCAAAGTAATCACCGACATCAGAAAGTTAGTGACAGAAGGGTATATAAAGATCGATAGGCAAACACTAGACGTTGAAGTAGCAACAGAGAAGGCATCATTGTAATGGCTGAATTTTACACAAACTTACCACCCAAACAGAAAGACGAGTTAGATAAAACTATTGAGAAACTGACAACGACTGCATATCAAGACGTCTATCAATTCAATGTAGGCGAGTATGACAGCACTATTGCATTTTTCGTTCAGCGTGGCTTTAGCAGGACGTCAGCGGAGACAACGGCCTATGCTATTCTTTCCCAGGCCAAGATTGACAACATCAAACCACAACAGATCCTAGACCAGTTGACATATGCCAACCCGGCACTTTTGTCTGAATTGATCACAATTATTTTAAACGCCAACAGATACAAGTCTAGCAGGTTGGGTGTTAGAAAAACACTAACAGTCAAAGAAACGGTATCTAGAAACATCATAGACTAATGTTACCTAGATTTGCAAGGGGCAAATTTATTCCCAAAAATCAAGAGAAGTACGTGGGAACCAAGACACCAACCTACAGATCAAGTTGGGAACATTCATTTATGAGACTATGCGACGAACATCCTAATGTGTACCAGTGGGCGTCGGAATCGATAAAGGTACCTTACAGACATCCTTTCACAGGCAAGTACACTGTGTATGTGCCTGACTTCTTTATAGTGTATCAAGACAAGCAAGGAAAAAAACATGCAGAGATGGTTGAGATAAAACCAATGAGCCAGACGTCTATGGAAGCGGCGGGCAAGAGCCAGGCAAAGAAAAAACAAGTAGTGATAAACATGGCAAAGTGGGAGGCGGCAAGTGCATACGCCAAACAGAGAAAGATAAGGTTCCGTGTGGTGTCAGAAGAACAGTTGTTCCACAACGGAAAACGTAAGTAAATACGATCATGACAAAGAAATTAGAGGACATCCTTAATTTACCAAATGTAAAAGAAGCATTCAAAGAGGTAGATAAAAAAGAAAAAAATAAAAAGTTAAAGGAAGCAGGACAAGAAAATCCTAGTACCAAAAACCTAGATCCACAGACACAAAAAAACCTACAAAAGAGCTATGCGGAATTTGATAAAATTGCGGCCGCTCTGCCACAAGTTAAAGGGCTAGGTGAGCTGTCAGACCTAGAGCTTGATAAACTTGCTATAGAGGCCGAGGAAAGTTACAAGAACCTAATGGACCTAGGAATGAATGTTGACTCACGTTATTCAGGGCGTATATTTGAAGTTGCCGGTAATTTTCTAAGGAATGCCATTGATGCTAAGGGCTCAAAAATAGATAAAAAGCTCAAAATGGTTGAACTACA